ATGGCGAGAGAGCGCAAAAGCGTTGCTCGATATCGCTGACATCGACCGTCGCAGAGACAGCCTTGGCCTTCCCCCGTCTCATGAGCGCCAAGCGCTCCCCAAAGAGGCTGAAAGTGTGCTAGACGTGCTGTCGCTTGTGCAGACAAGAGAAGTACGCACGAAATGATATGCAAATCGATGCAATGATAAGAGCAAATAGGGTTAGTAATGGCAGACATAGGACAGGAATCAAAACGCAGTACAAGCCAAATTAGGCCCATTAGAAACGAAGGAGCAAAAAAGCCAATGAAATCAACAACAGGTGCCAGGCAGGACATAAGATCATATCATTATACGGATAAGGAGACTACCCATGCGCTACGAGGACAAACAAGCCATCATATTCCTACGCAACTATGACATGACAGCTGAGATGATTGCATCGCTTCTACTACTACCATTTAAACAAGTTAGAGATTACATTAGAGAGTATGACAATGAGCGTAATGGACAGCCGTATTTATTTTGGAATCGACCCCGGCAAGGCCGGAGCAATAGTTGCACTAGATCACGAGGGCCAAGTGTTAAGTTGGACACTAGAGCCAAGCGGAAGATTGTTGTACCAACTCCTTGAGACTTGGAAGCCTCGCGCTGTTTTCTTGGAAAAAGCGCAAACTATGCCAAAACAAGGCATTGTCTCAGCGTTTACTTATGGGTGCGGTTTCGGTGAATTAATAGCAGCGATGGAAATTTACGGTGTCGCTTATCATCTTGTTCCCCCAAGACATTGGACCATGCAAATGCACAAGGGGACTAATTCCTGTGATGCGCCGAAATACCGTAGCAGTACGGCTTTTCGCAGACTTTGGAGCGACGTGGCTCCACAAATAGCAAATGGTGCTGGTAGACTGCATGAAGGCGTTGTTGATGCGGCTCTAATAGGCTTATACGGAGTCAAACATTTATGAACCTAATCATCCGATGGGTGCGCCAGCTGACTTGTGACCATAAGTTTTGGTTTAGTCCCGGCCACCTTCGGACGATCGAAGGCAGGGGAGTATATACGTGTCGAAAATGCCAATATTCAGCGGTGATGGGGAGACAAATTATGTCCCTGTACTCGTATCGTATCGATTCGTAAGGTATAAATTTAGTCCTTGGCGCGAGGAGGCTATCATGGTACACGCCGCGACAAGTCGTGAGATTCTGGCAGAGGCGAACCAGCGGCTAAAAGCGCAAAGATTTCACAATTATGAAATTGTCTCGTACTTGCCGCGAAATGGGATGGAGTTGTTTTAATGGAAGTATTGGTAGGTATCAATTTAATGGCTTGCGGAGCACTAGCCGGATTATTTGCCGTCGATTTTGCCAACCGCGCCAAGATTCGAAAAGAACTGCAAGAGTTAGTTGACGATATGAAAAAGCTAACGAAAGCAGTGAATGAGGCCCATAACTCCCTGGCTGATACTGTCAAGAAATCGACTGACAGGCTTGCAGCGCTAGAGATGAGCACCATGGGCGGCAAGCGATGAACGTCATTGAAGCAATCAAGAGCGGTAAAAGGTTTAGGCGAGCAAGTTGGAACCCAGGAGATTGGGCTGAGCCACATGAAGCAGAGGAAGTGTTAAGAAACACAATGTTTGAAGCTTTAATGGCCGAAGATTGGGAAGTTGAGCAGCAAGTCATATCAGTGACGAAAACACAGGTATGCGCGGCATGGTCAAAAGCTTTGGCAAAATGGTCAGCAAGACCAGAATTTACCCCTCCTCACATGACCCCATTGCCTGAATTTTTAGAAGAACTAGGGTTTAAAGAATGAGTTGGCATGAATGGCTTTTAATGCCTCAAAATCATTTTGTTCTGATTTGGTGCTTAATGATTAACGTGGTGGTGTATCATTTTGCATACAAAAAAGGCGAGCGACAGGGATATGAGGATGGCGTTCGAGTTATGTACAAAACGGTCGTAATTAATATGCTAGATGAAAACGATTATTTGAGAAAACGGATCAACAATGAATGTTAATTTTACTAAGTGGAAAGCTGCATTAAAACACGGCGAAGCAAATGAACTAGCCGAATCACTCCAAGAAACGGTTGAGGTAATTGAGCGCTGTATCGAAATTATCAACCGGAATGGTGAAGTATTCTCTAAGATTCTAGCCGAGCGATTTAAAGACAAATAATAAAAGGGGCTCTGTAGCCCCTTCTATTCCATCGTCGTCTCTATCACTGAACTGGCGAACAAATCCCTTAAAACACGTCGGCTTGCTCCTTGCAACCGTTTTCTATGAATTGCTTGAGCCATTGCATAGCTGCTTGTTGATAATCCATCATTTCCGATGAACGATTGCCAAAATCATGCGTTGCAAAAACGCTGATCTCAGTCACTAGCTTATTCTTATCGCCAGTGTTGGCAAACAAAGCCCAATAATCTTCAGTATTATCTAGGTGAAAATGTCTCATAAGGCTCCTCAGTGTTGAGCCTCTAAATATGCAATCTTCAAACGATTGTCAACCCATCCTCTGCTTCAATTTGTACTGCCTCATCTCGGCCTGATTGCATAGCTCCCCAACAAGCTGTTTCGTGCCTTCTGAAACGCCTTCCTGTTCGCAAAACGTGTAGCAAACTTTGCAGATAGTGCGCTCAAACATGGACAGGGTGTCCCATATCCCCTGGACATCCGAATCTGGCGCGAGTTCTAAGGCTTCCTTAGCCAAGGAGATACCGTCCACAGGCTGGCCAGTAAGCCCGATATAACGCTCGACTAGCGAATCATAAGCGGCCTCGTAAGCGCTATAAACGTCGCCAAGAAACGCATGATCTCCAAAGAAGGATGAGCCTCGAATGTTGTTGTGGGCATCATGGGCCACGATCTGGGCAGCACGAAACACTTTAGCTAGTCTCAGTAAATCTTCCACCGTTTACCTCTTTGTGTAATAATCATCTATACAAAATGCGTCAATGATGGCTCTGAATTTGAGCATTTTAAGTTCTTTGTCAGAACTCGGCACTAGTATTCGGCGAGCACTACGCTTTACCCAATCAAGCCTTTCAGCCTTATGATTAAAACGATAATACATACCGACACGGTTTCCGAACTGATCATATTTCTCATCGGCGTCTTTGAACTCAAACGCAAAAAATGCCATAGGCTCTCCTTGTCTTTAAAGTTTAACTATTGTATGCAACCGTGGTAAATTTCAACTATTACAATCACATGGAGGACTACCCAATGGCGGGCGTCACGAAACGACCAAAAGCCCAAGGCGAAACTGGCGCGAAAGTTAAAGACATCGACTTCGAGGATTTTGAAAAATGTTGTCAAATGCAATGCACACAGGAAGAAATTGCCGGGTGGTTTGAGATTGACGAAAAAACTTTAGTCGAACGCGTAACTGCACATTATAACAAGAGTTTTTCCGAAGTCTATAAAAAGTACAGCGCTGGCGGGAAGTGTTCACTACGCCGTCGCCAGTTTAGAAGGGCAGCTAACGGCGACAGGGTAATGATGATTTGGCTGGGTAAGCAATATCTTGGCCAATCTGAAAAAATTGAACAAAAAGTCGAGCAATTAGACCTCTCAGCAATCCCGGATCACGAGATTGAGAAGCTTGTGCGAAAATATGGGAAACCCAAGCTTTGAGGTACTGATGAAAAACCCTCTGCTTTCTGTTCATCGGCCTAGAAATCGCGGCAATCTTGCAGATGAGCGACACGCCGTAATAGCTCCGACAAGATTGGTTGAAGGCCCTTATGCCGTTAGTGTTAGAGCAGAGCAAATCACAGCGCGGGAATGTCGCGCTATTGCTGCATGGCTTATTGCAGCGGCTGAATGGATAGAGCATGGACAAGAAGCAAGTTGAGAAGTTTTGGGAGGAGATTGCACAAGTAGAATCTGATTTCGGCTTCTACTTAGTGCATGGGTATAAGGACGGATCACTTATAATTGATGGGAATAGCGATATCGTCGCTGTCGTAAATCACGGCGGCGAATTGCATATATTGAGTGACAATGAATTTAAAGACGCTAACCGATCAGCTATGGTTACGGGGAAATTTGAAATATAAACTCTGGGAGCAGCAAGAGAGCATTTATGATGCGATTTATGCCCTACCTAAAGAGATTGATGAGGCCGTTGTTCTTTGCGCTCGCCAGTTTGGCAAGTCGCACCTCGGCGTACTTATTGCGATTGAGCAATGCTTGCGCCACAAGGAAAAATGTTTCCTAATCCTTGGCCCTACGCTCAAACAGACTAGGGAGATTGTGACGCCAAGGCTGAGACACATCATAGCCGATGCGCCAGATGGACTAATTAGGCCGAGTAAGTCAGAAGGCAAGTGGTACATTGGCAGCTCTGAACTCGTTATGGGCGGTTTTGATCTGAACACAGGCTCGCAGCGCGGTAAGACGCTCCAAGGCGTATTTGTGGAGGAGATTGTTGACGCTAATCCCGATCAGTACCTTGAATCCTTACGGTCGGACGTTGGCCCTGCTCTTACTCACAGCGACGGCGGCAAAATCATCTTTCTTACGACTTTGCCAAAAATCCCGGACCATCCTTTTATTACTGAGACGATGAGCCGGGCGCAGATGAACAACGCCTTCTATTCGTTTACAATAGACGATAACAAAGCGTTGAGCCCTTCGCAGTACGAGGCTTGCATACGTCGCGCAGGTGGGAGACACACCGATGATTTCAAGCGAGAATATCTTAATGAAATTATCCGCGACAAAAGCATTGTTGTCATACCTGACTTTAATATCGATCGGCACGTTGCTGACGTGCAAATCCCCGACACATGTAACTGGGAAATCTATATCGACTGGGGAGGTGTCCGGGATCTCACCGTTGCTCTTGTCATTGGATACGATTACTTGCAAGCCATTGATGTCGTGGTTGACGAGCTATGGTGGCCCGCCAACACACCCACCGAGAATATTGTACGAGATATCCGAAGACGATGGGCTGGCCAGTGGTTACAGCCTAGTCGATCAGAGCACGTATACTTTGCTGACGTGCCGGGACAGCTTGCCGTTGACTTGGGACGTACTTTCGGAATGACAATTGCTTTGCCACAAAAAAGCGATTGGGAAGCAAGCATAAATGGGCTCGCAAACAGATTCACACAAGACAAGATTCGCATCCTTCCACATTGCAAGCTAACCATTACGACGTGCCAGTCGGGTACTTTTAATAAACAGCACACAGACTTTGAAAGGACCAGTACACTTGGACACTGTGATGCCATAGCGGCTCTCATGTATGCTGTCAGAGGGCTTAATCGCAGCAATCCATACCCACCACAGTTAATCAGCAAAGACAGATACTGGCATACGCCAGCCAAGAGTGAGCTCAACGTGGTGCCTAAGCAATTCGGAAGCGGCCCTAAAAAATTTGGGGGATAAAATGGCAAAGTTTACAATTACGCGCTTGTTAGATACGGCGCGGATCAACAAGACTGACACCGGCAAACAGATACCCGAGTTTTTTGAGTACATGGCGCAATTCGTAGAGCAAACTGTGAGAAATTTGAGAAGCGGCCTCACGTTTGCCGACAACTTTGCAGGCGAAGCTAGGACAGTGACACTGAAACACGCCACGCCACAGGTGATTGTCTCGGCCAAAACAGTGGTGGGTATCCTCGTCACACGTGTACAATCACAAGTCTATGGTGTCTCATGTACGTCATGGTACTATGATCGCAACAATCGTTTGACGATTCAACTTAGATTCTGTGATGCGGCTGGCAATCCTCCATCATCTTCGGAGCTCCTGCCTGTCGATCTTGTTTTATTATTTTAACGGTGCGATAATTCGGACATAAAATCGGCGTCGAAAGACTACCAAGGGGATACGATGGAAACCAGTGTAAGCGGGGGCCAATCCCCGCAACCGACAACTCCGCAAAACCAAGCGCCAGAGCAAAAGGCGACCGTTCCAGCGGAGCAACAAGAGCCGTGGAAGCAAGCCAAACACAAAGTTAAGTTTGGCGGGCAAGAGCGGGAGGTGTCCTATGACGAGCTCATAAGGGACTACCAAAATGCGAAAGAAAGTACACGGCGGTATCAGGAAGCAGCTCGACTAGCAAATGAAGCCCAAAGCGTTAACCAAGCCCTTGAGAAAGGGGACGTTAAGTTTTTGGTCGATAAGTTAGGGCCGCAAAAGGCTCGCCAGATGTTTGAGAATTATCTCATCGAACAAATGGAGTACGACGAGCTACCTGAAGAGCGCAAGGAGCTACTAAGCGAGCGGAAACGCCGTGAGGAGCTAGAGCGCAAGATGAAGGACATCGAGGAACGAGAAACCAGGACGCGACAAGAACAGTTGGCGGCTCAAGCCGTGGCCGAATTGGACGCTGAGATTTCTGACGCTTTGAAAGAGGCAGGAAAGAAAGCCAATCCCAGACTAGCGCTACGCATTATTGAGCAGATTGAAGCGAACTTAAAGGCTAAGGGCGAAAGAATCCCCGCTAAGGAAGCGCTCAAGTACGCTACTAAGTCGGTCACTGAAGACATTGGCGCATACCTAGCAGACCTCTCGCCAGAGGAGGCTATGTCCATTTTGCCCAAGTCTCTCGTCGATAGTCTGATGAAAGCAAAAGTAGACAGGGTGCTAGATACCAGGACATCGGCAAGGTCTAAACCCGCGCAGTCTGTGGCTCGCAAGGATGACGCGCCGATGACAATCGAAAAGAAATTTGCTGAAATGGAAAATAAATTTAAACGTCGAGGTTAATCATGGCCGTTTCTAGTCTGTTTTATTACAACGATCAGTTGGGAAAAGTCGTACCAAATGAGTTGGTACTACAATGGAAAATCACTGGCGCGAAAGCCGTATCGCCAGTGGTTGCCAACACTGCACACCTGACAAGCTTCGATGCCGTCGCTTCCCAAGCCGTTATCGATAGCTTTCTCGGCACGTCCAGTGAATTTCTCGTCGCTGCATTTGACGCAACCGCGATGGGCACCGATGCCTACGCTGTTATCGTCAACATGAACGGCCAAGCGAAAAAACTTCTTTCTGTCTCTGCAAAAGTTTACAGCGGCTCTAACGGCGCAACCGTTGCCGAGTGTGCTGACGTTGCAGAAGGTTTGACTGCTTCCACCTTGGCTTGTGAAGGCGCTCTCGGCGCTCAAGGCAACTTGGCTGGACGTTTTGTCCTTAGCGGCCTTGACGCTCTTACCAGCGGCCTCCTCGAAGTTCGCTTTTGCTGGATCGCAAAGTAATTTGATTAAACACTAGGAGATTTTTATATGGCTTCCGTTTCTAATAATCAGGTAATCGAGCTATTCAAAAACGTATACGGCGATATGTATGACCTCGTTCCCGAAGATCAACTTTTGGGGATGGACATCGGTTGGGCAGAAGGCCAGAGAGTCGGTGCTCAATTCGTCGAGGACGTTGTGCTTGGCGCAGAGGTCGGGATTACCCTAGGCGGCTCTGGGCAAGAGGCTTTCGAGATTAACCCCGCTATCGCTGGCGCGGTTAAGCAAACTCTTGTCATTCCTTACGTGTCAATCCTTCCCTCCATTCTTCCTTTCGCAACCATTTCCAGGTCGCTTGGTGATGAACAAGCGTTCTTTCGCGCTACCAAGTTCATAACCCGTAACAACCTGAAATCACACAACAAATTCCTAGAAATCTTTAGAATGTGGGGACAATCTCCGAGCCTTCTCGGCTATGTTTCCTACTACAGCGGCACCTATCGCGGCGCTTCTTTCACTAACGGATCTGGTACGCTCAACGGTATCGCTTTCACCAACGGCGTGAGCTCTGCCTCTAAAGCAATCTTGATGGCTCCCGGCGAATTTGCCGCTGGCTTCTGGGTTGGTATGATCGGCGTGAAAGTGAAACAAGTTAGCTCCACTGGCGCAATCTTGGCCTCTGGTAAGCTAACTGGTTACAACTCTCGCTACGGCTATATTACTGTCGACTTTGTGCCTGTCGCTCCTAGCGCCGTGTCTGGCTCTGGCTCTGTCCGTCTGTGCTTTGACGGCCAGGAAGGCGCTGGCGAGATGATCGGCATTCATGCAATCTTGGCAAACAGCGGTACCTTGTTCGGCGTCAACAGCCAGCAATTCCCGCTATTTAAGGGTAACGTGGCCGATATCAGCAATGGTGCCTCCACTGGCGTTAAGCTGACCTTGCCTCGCCTCCAAGACGCTCTTGCCGATGCAGTAAATGGCGGTGGACTTGAAGGGGACGTTAATGTATACGTTAACCCGCGCAGCTGGTCTACGCTGTCGAACACCGAAGCAGGTCTTCGCGTGTACGACAAGTCTTACAGCCCAAGTCAAGCGCAAAATGGTTTCCGGGACATTGAGTATTATACCCAAACCGGAAAACTCACAATTAAAGCGCACCGTTGCATGAAAGAGGGCTACGCATTTGCGCTTCGGACTGATACTTGGAAAAGATCGGGGTCGGCTCAAGTTGGGTTTCAAGTACCAGGGATGGACGATAACGGCGATTTGATAAGACCGCTTGAAAATCAAGCAGGTTACCAATTCAAATCCTACGCCGATGAGTACATCTTCACCCCGGAACCGAACCAAAACTTGCTCATCACTGGCATTAACGACGAATCGGCCTCCTGAGTCACCTTCTGAATCCGGCAAGCCTCCAATGTGGGGGCTTGCCTCTTTTACTTGGAGCTATTATGGCAATCAGCGTCACATGGGACGGCACAACATATTCAATCCCGCAATCTGGGGAAATTAACTGGCCTAGCCTCACCAATTTCCTTGTGGCGCTGGGCAACAAAGCGGCGGTTGCTGATGAGATGAAGCAGTCGATCCGCAAGGCGACAGTAAGCCCTGTTACCATTTCCGATACGGCTGATTTTGCCGTTGTTACAGATTTAACTGTTCCCGGACCTGTATCTGTTACTTTGCCGCTTGGTGTAAATGGTCGCATTTTTGCGATTGTTGACGGTAAAGCTGATGCAGCGACTAATAACATCACCATTAGCTCCGTTGGCTCTGAAACAATTAAGGGCCAAGCAACGCTCGTGATGAATAAAGACAGACAAGTGGTCTGGCTTCAATACAACGCTGGGGACAGTGATTGGAAACTCATCAATTACATGATTCCTCCCGGCCAAGTTAGAGACGCTGACATCAGCGGCACTATCTCGACAGCGGGCAAAGTAAGCGGAAGCGCTATTACTAGCGGTACAATTGGCGGCACCACCGCAATCAACACTAGCGGCAACATCGTCACAAGCGGGCAAGCAATTCTCACGGGTGGGGTGACACTTGGAAATGAAAGCGCAGATGGGCTCGTCATCAACTCGGGTTCCGTCGATATTCCCAATAATTTAAGTTTTGACTTCGGCACACTGTATATTGATGCCGCTAATAATAGAGTTGGTGTTGGCAGCGGATCGCCGACAGTAGAACTCGACGTTGCCGGAACGGTCAAAGGTACGACAGTACAAGGCGCAACGGTCAATGCAGGTGCTCTCAATGCGACAGGCAACACGCAGCTAGGCGATGCGTCATCCGACGTGCTGACTATCACTGGTACAGCTGTCACCACACCGAATGGTCTAAATTTTGACAGCAACACGCTTGTGATTGACGCAGCAAATAACCGAGTAGGCGTTGGTATTGCATCCCCGACGGTTGCCCTGGACGTTGTAGGCGCTGCTAAAATCTCGACTGATTTGACCGTCAATGGAAACACAATCCTTGGTGATGGCACGAGCGACACGTTGACGATTGCGGGAAATGCCACACAAAACGGTGTGGGCTTTCTCAAGATTGCATCTGGCGCAACGGCTGATC